GGTATCCTCTTCGACGAACTGGATTTCGTCCAGTATTTCCGGCCCTGCACCTTCTCCACGCCAGATGGTGTCACCGGCGACGGCACTGCCTGGTGTTCCTTCGTCCAATTTGTTACTCCGCTTTCGCGGGGTCGCATCATTTCTGTGCGACTCTGCAACTTCATTTTGTTGCAGATCGGACTATCGCTTCACTTTTCAGTGCTTCTCCGCTTAGTCTCTGCGGCTGCACGGCTACTTGCCTGCTTGTCTCGGGTTGCCATCTCAGGTGTTCCCGGTATTCAGGAGAAGTTTATACTGAGCCACAAGTTAACCCAGTTGAATCTTCCTTAGTCTTTTAATCCCTGTTGCCATTTGACATACCTCCCAGTCTGTAGTATACTTATGCTAGTTACTAAAGGAGCAAACGCTATGAGCAAAAAGGCATTCTCGATTTGCCCACAGTGCGGTAGAGAATTTTCATATTATCCCTCCCTGTACAAAAAGGCGGGCGGCATTAAGGTTCACTGTTCGCGCAAGTGTCAGATGGCCACCTCCTGCGCCCGTGCTAAAAATATCTGCCCTCAATGTGGCAAGGAATTCTGGTATTACAAATCTTCGTATCCCAAAGGCAAGGTTCATTGTTCGCGCCGATGCCAATCCAAGGCAGCTCGCGCATGGACAACCTGTCCTCAATGTGGCAAAGAGTTTTGGTATCATCGCAGTTGGCCGCGGAAGTACTGCTCTCGCAAGTGTAACGCAGCGGTTAATGCCAAGAACAATCTTGGTATAATTGAACTGCCTCCAATGTTTTGCGAAGAATGCGGGAAAGAAATCACAGGTAAGAAGTGCTATAAGTCCCGCTTTTGTTCCCTGCATTGCTTTGGTAAATGGCAATCTAAACATAAAACCGGCCCTAATCATCCGTCGTATAAAGGCGGTTATGATCCCTATTACGGTCCCAACTGGCGACAACAGCGTCGCAACGCCCGCCGCCGTGATGATTATACCTGTCAACGTTGTGGTATCACTGAAGCGGAAACAGAACGGCGACTTGACGTTCATCACATTATCCCATTCCGAGAATTTGGTATTGAGCGATACAAAGAAGCCAACAAAATTTCCAACCTAATCTCTCTATGCAGTGTCTGCCATAAAACCGTTGAGCATAATGGTCTTTAGCTTCACGTACTAACTGTCGTATTCCAAGTTTCCTTGACCGTCAGCCTGAACTCGATTCCCGCAAACCACTCATCAGCATATTGCATCGCTATCAACCCGCCATCCTCGCCGATCCAGGCCCACTGAACATCTCCCAGGTCGTTGAGTTGCTGGGCGTCCGCGAATGCAATCACGAATCGCCGGAAGAACGGCTCAACCCTGGCCGCTTTCTTCGCCGCGTCAATCGGCATTTGCGCCGGTGTGACGTAGAGCCTCATGTGCCAGACGCGCGTCTCGATAATATCACCGGCAACACCCCATCCATAAGTCGTCTCGCCAGGAAAGTTTACGACGGCGGGCAACAAAGACGCTTGTAACTTGTTCGGCATATTATCCAGGTCATAAGCTCTCCTCACTCCGTCTATACCCTTCTGGATGAGAACCAGCCGTGTCGCAACCGCCTTAATGCTCAATCTCGCCTCCGGTACATCGCCGCCATTGCCTGGACGTCGGCGGGCGCGCTTTTCGGGATGATAATTGTTCCGCCTATCTCCACCGATGACATTTGCTCGGAGAACGGGGTACTACGCTGCGCATAGAGCCAGGCCGCTAGCCGCTTGACGGCATGCACCACGTCTTCCATCGGCTGGTAGATGTAGATGACACTGGCAGCGGCATGCGCGGCGGCTGTTGTGCCATTGACGCCGCGCCTCACGGCGAGCGTGCTGGCCGCTGCGCTCTTGCCCGTGACGTACAGATACTCATCCTCAACTCTCAACAGCATTTGCACCGTGAATCGTGGTGCCATGCCGTAGATGTCTTTGCCCTCCACTCCTGCCACGGTCAGCGTGGTAGCGGCGGCGGTCAACGGATCATTTACCACTGCATCATTGCTACTCTGCCAAGCGTCAGCCCAGTCTTCGTGGTAGCCCCAAATGCCGGTTAGGGCGTTGGCCTTCTGTAGCCTATCAGAATACAGCAACACTGGCATGTCACCATCTGTCTTCATCACCAGCCGGTCATAGGGCATGAGATTGTAGGACGTGCCACACATGAGATAATAGTCATCGTTGGATACTTCCTCTTCACCGTTCTGCGTGGTGAGCGTGACAACCTCCAACAGGTCATCATCTACTTTCAGCCGGGTAGCATTGTCTGGGTGATCATAATACCGCGTCTCTGATCGCGGATAGAACCGGCGGCGCGTTGAGCTATCCCACATTCTGGACGCTGTGGTACAGAACCCGCGCAGGAGACGAACGTCACCGGTCGTGCCGCCCTCATCTACCTCTAGCGTCTGGTACTCGTCCAGGTCTTCGTAACTGCAATATTCATTCACTGCGCTGCTTTCCTCACGTCCCCGGCGGTGATGCGCCCGCCCGTGCCACTGCCTGTCAATGTCTCCAGGTCAATGTCAAGTTCCGCTGCCAGATTGAAAGCTGCACTGGTAGCATTAACAGGTTGCGCAGATTGTGCTTCTGCCGGTTCTACGTAAACCACAGCCAGCCCGCTTTCGACAATGATCTCAGCGTACCAGTTGGGGAAGTCTATCACGTCCCCGGCGGTAAGCAGTTGTTTGCCGACACGATGGCGATAGCCTGGAATGTTAAACCTGGAATACTGCCCGTCTCGTAAAATCTGTACTTTCATCGTCGCCTCCTATGCTACTACGCGCGTCACGTCTGCTGTAACTTCTGCCTCTCCTGCCGCTAATGTACTTACGCTTCCACTGTCGAGTACCTGAATATCGTACACCAGCGAGTTGTTCGGCCTTAGTTTGGCCGTCTCTGTTTCATCTAGCGTTACTGTGATGTCCCCAGCCGACTCGTCGTCAACTGTTATAACGCCATTCCCAGACGTTTCTGCATCCTCGCCGTTAATATAAAGCAGCCCGTCCGTTTCCTCTATTTGGAAAACCGCCGCCGTGTCTGGGTCGCTGGCCTGTTCCTTGACTGTGAACCATAACTTGGTTCTGCCAGAGATGTCGCCCAAACTGGTGAAGGTCGCGCTAAAACTGTCCCCCCGGCGGACTGTAAGATCGCTGCCGCTCAGTGCCGCCGCTACCTGATCGACGGCCATGCTCTGTAATGCGCTTATTACGGCGTCGGCAACGTCGGTCACTACCCTGAACCCATAGCAGATGCCGCCCGTGTCACTGTCAACCGTTGCCTCAATGTAGATAGTATAGCTTTTTCCGTTCTCAAAGCCATTGGCCGCCGTGCACTCTATTTGCTCGGTATAAAAGCCTGTTGTGTTGCCTGTGTCCAGCGTCGCCATCGTGCCGGACAGAATGGCCGTCGCCGTCTCGTCTTCATAGATACGGTATGTTGGGGCACTATCGGCGTCAGTCAATACGCCGGTATCCGGGTCATGGGTACATATCGAGAATGTCAAATTGTCGCTGATGTAAACCTCAACCTGGCAGCCCATCACCTGCTCCCCTTGAATTCCCCGCAGAACTCATCAGCATCCATCACCGGATGTACTCCATAGAAATATTGCCCAATGCGCAGTGCGCCTGCCTTGCGGCGGCGGCAAAAGCCGACTTCAGTCTTATACAATTCATGCGGGACATGCACTACGCTCGGATGCTGATTGTCCCACCAAATACAATTTCTGCATCTGTGATCTATCATTGCTTCACCCAAAACCAGGACGCCTCTTTTTCATCAGTGATAAACCACTCATGAATGCCGTGGACGTGAGTGTAAATGTCTACTGCTGGCACAACACCAGCATTGCGGAAGCGGTAGTAATCGTGACCTGAGACAATGCCGCCGATGCGCACCTTCCGCGCCCAGGTGATGATGTCCTCCATCACGTAGTCAAAGCGATGATCGGCGTCAATATAGACGAAGTCCAGAGAGCCATCAGGGACATCCCGTGCCGCGTCCATGCTGATCTTCTTGATGAGCGTGGCGTTATATGGCGCAAGCCGCTCCTTGGCTAGTTCATAGTGCCTGGCTCCACTGGTTGCACTGAAATGATAGTAAGCGTCCCACAGGTCGATACAAGATAGTTCAAGATTAGGAATGGCCTTACACAACGCCTCTGAGAACTTGCCCTGCATTACGCCGATTTCCGCGCCTTTGGTGTAGCCCAGTTCAGCGAACAGTTTAGCGAGGTCATCGCGCTTATAGCGCGGGCAACGAATTGGCGCAGGTTGCGGCAATCTGCGCCTCCACTTCTCATGCAAGTATTGTGCTGGATTATCCGTTGGATTGGTCTTGACACGGTAGCCAGTCTTGCGCTCAAAGTGCGGCGGGCTGCCCCAGCCAGGCAGGTTGCCGATGCCCTCGACTTCGCCCCGCTTGTACTGCCGCATGTAGTCGCCTTCTTTGGTCAAGTTCTGGTCATGTCTGATGTCCACGTTTGGCCGACTGGAAGAAAAAGAGCGGTATGGAATCTTCATCCGGTGACTTGCGCCGCGCTTCCATTTCTCGATACGCTCTTTGCAGTGGTCAATCAGCATCTTCCGGTAAGCAACACACTGGCTCAGTGCCCGAACGTCCCGCGCCTCGATAAAATAATGAGCACCTAACCAGTAGTGATAGCGGTTGGTGTTGAAGTAAGCGTGATTCCTGCTCTCCGGTATCTTGGCGAAGTGGCTCGGATGATAGAATACATCATGCTCGCAACAGTAGACGATGGACTCTGGCGATGCTGCCTCTAAGCCTACCAGCAGTTGTTCATAGGCCGATTGGTATGATCTTGGCTTCTCACCCACTACGATATTCTGTCCAAAGTCCTTGATAGGCTTCTGGCTGACGCTGATAATCGGGATAGGGCCGCACGCCTTTTTGATTTGCTTGCGCACTGCCCCCGCCAGTTGTTCATCCAGTTGGCTGTCGGTGTAGTAGACTATCACGCGCGGCGATTCAAAACGATCCACCAGATATGCCTCCCATCCCGGCACGGGTGCGAACTTCTCAATGAGCCAGTGAAACGGACGCTCCTGATGCTTGAATGCATCATCACGATAGTAATAGTTGTCTCTGGTGTAATTATGAGCCTTGGCGACGCGCCGCCCATCCATCGGATAGGTAAACCCGCCATCATCACGGCGGAACCAGTGGGCCTGCCACGCCTTGCTGTTGACGATCTGGCTACCGCCGCATAGCCACGTCCGCAGACTGACCTCAATTCCCACATTACCCCAACTACCCACGCCCTCGTCCAGCAAGCCGATGTAGTCGTTCCATTCCCGCGTGGTAAACCAACACGATCCCTGCCCAGTCATCACCTCTGGAAACTCAACCTGCGCCTCTGGCCGCTTGCGATAGTCGCGCCAGTAGTGGCAATATAGGTCAAGGCCAAAGAACATAAACTTTGTCTTGCCCCGCCCCTTGGCTTTCCAGGCTTTCACGTCCAGGCGGCGCATCTCAGGTAGTACAACGGTCTTGGGCGGGCAGTGTGCTTTCAGCGTTTCATCGTAGCCGGGACTGAGCAAGGCGTGGGCGTCTATCTTCATCACGAATTCGCCCGTGCTTTCACGCACGCCCAGATTGTACGCGCCCCGCTGCCCTATGCTTTTGTCAAGTTCGATAATCTTCACGCGCGGGTCATCAGAGAGCACCGGCGGCTCTTGCCCTGGACCATCTACAATGGCGATAACCTCTACATCGCCGGTTGCCCGTTCCAGCGCAAAGTCAACTGTCTGTTGGAAATACGGCTCACACCTGCCAGGTATAATTACGCTCAGCCTTCCCTCAACCACTGATGATCAATCCCCCCATAACTGCACTATGAATCCCACCGCCCGCCGAAATGATGGGCAGGGCGGCCAGGAACGACGGCGACGGACTGGCACTCTCACTGGCGGACGGGCTGGCGGATTCGGAAGCCGATTCCGATGCTGATTCACTGGCATTCTCGCTGGCGCTTTCACTTGCCGATTCACTGGCGCTCTCGCTAGCGGATGGACTGATACTCGCACTCTCACTTGCACTTTCTGAGGCACTTTCTGACGCCGATTCGCTGGCGGATTCTGACGCCGACTGTGACGCGCTCTCGGAGGCGGATTCGGACGCGCTCTCGCTCGCGCTCTCTGAGGCAGAAGGACTTATGCTTGCTGATTCACTGGCACTCTCGGACATACTCTCTGACGCACTCTCACTTACGCTCTCACTAGCGGATTCCGACGCGCTTTCCGACACTGACTCAGAAGCGGATGGGCTGACACTGGCACTCTCGGATATACTCTCGCTCGCCGACTCGCTTGCACTTTCAGATGCGCTCTCACTGGCCGATGGGCTAATTGATGCACTCTCGCTCGCGCTCTCTGATGCTGATTCGCTGGCGCTTTCGGATGCTGACGGGCTGGCCGATGCGCTCTCGCTCGCTGATTCTGACGCACTCTCTGACGCCGACTCGGAAGCAGATGGACTAACGCTTGCGCTTTCACTTGCGCTCTCACTGACGGACTCTGAGGCACTCTCGCTGGCCGATGGACTTACCGATGCGCTCTCCGACGCCGATTCGCTCGCTGACTCGCTGGCACTTTCAGATGCCGATGGGCTAACACTAGCACTTTCACTCGCGCTTTCCGATGCACTTTCGGAGGCAGATTCAGAAGCGGATGGACTTATACTAGCACTCTCTGATGCCGATTCGCTTGCCGATTCCGACGCCGACTCGCTGGCAGATGGGCTTACACTCGCACTCTCCGATGCCGATTCTGATGTACTCTCACTCGCCGACTCGGAGATAGAGGGGCTGATGCTGGCCGATTCGCTTGCACTTTCGGACGCGCTCTCAGAGGCGCTCTCGCTTGTAGATTCACTTGCGCTCTCAGAAGCCGAGGGGCTGATACTAGCACTCTCGCTCGTACTTTCACTCGCACTCTCAGAGGCGCTTTCACTGGCAGAAGGACTAATGCTGGCGGATTCGGAGGTGCTTTCGCTTGCCGATTCTGAGGCGCTTTCGGATGCACTAGGGCTGATAGACGCTGATTCGCTGATGCTCTCACTAGCCGATTCACTAGCACTCTCACTAGCCGACGGGCTTACACTTGCACTTTCACTTGTTGATTCAGATGCACTCTCAGAGGCAGATTCGGATGCTGATTCAGAGGCGCTTTCCGACGCCGATGGACTAATGCTGGCGCTTTCACTCGCCGACTCCGACGCGCTCTCACTAGCACTTTCTGACGCGCTCTCCGACGCGCTCTCGCTGGCTGACTCGCTGCCTGGAGGCGTGTACTCAATATCCAGTTGCGCACAGTTGACGCTATCGCTGTCCCAATGAATGATTCGAGCATTGCCAACGCCCGTGATGTAGAGCAGAATAACAATCGCCGTTAAGGCGTAGTCTGTGGTGAGTTCGTCGAGGATACTAGATACGTCTACCTCTTGCCAATCAGTGCCGGCGTCAGTACGATCACAATTGACGCTGGCCGCCGTTTGTGTTCTATTTGTGATGTCACTAGCGCCCGATGTAAATGTGCCCGCCCCGGCTCCATCTTCACCATACAGATCCGCCAGCATGGTGTCATAGTCAGTGGTGGTGAATTTGAAATTAAATGTGGCGCTAACGATGGTGGAGCCTTGCGGAATGGTAGAACCGGGCACGAATCTGTAGCCGTGACGGTAGGTGGTGCTGTAGCATCGCCCATACGGTATATTCAGGGTGATGGTAGTGGTGGCTTGCTCAGCGTCATCGGTACTACCTGCTATTTGCAGGTTTTCGGTTGCCATGCTGGCTCCTCATCCTCACGGGCTATTCTGTATCATAGTCTACGCAAACGCTGAAATCGAAAGTAGCGCCATCGCTGATCTCATCCGCCAATATCACCAGGTCACCTACGCCCACCGTGCCGGTCGTGCCGACGGTAGCAGTTATCCCCACGTCGTTCTGCCAAAGCGTTCGATTGTTCGTGCTGTTGGTAACACCATAGACTAGCGCATCACT